GTCTGATGTTGTGAAATTCGACTTTGAGGTGAAATCCGTGATCAATCTCCCGCTTGTTCGGCAGGAAATTAATCCCCAGTTGATCAGACTCGGATCGTGGTTAATATCATCGATCAATTCGATGTAATTACCAAGGCCCGTAAACCAATCAACTAGCCAAGTCCACGGAACTAAATTATAAACATCCGTGACACGAGGTCGGATTCCAATTCGGTCCAAATAATCATTGAACCGAAATGACGGCACATTCAAGGGAGGAAAATCAAAAGTAGCGTTTACAACTAAACGTACTTCTGACTTCCTCTCAAGACGAGACTTTGTGAACGGGTAACCGTACTCAAGTCCCGAAATGTCGTACTCAAAGCCCGAGACGTCCGCTACGGCGCTCTCGAAAGTTCGAGAGACCCGAAACGTTGTTGGTTTGCCATTTCGCAAGATCAAAAAGTTGTAACGCTTTGCGATCTTACCAGGGGCATCCAACAAGTCCATAAGGTCTTTGTAAGTTTGTTTCCATCCGAAATGAAACGATAAGTATTCATTCGGAAGGTCCTTAGCCGTTCTCTTTAGATCAAAAACAGATCTTTGGAGTTTCGGCCGAGTACCAAGAGAAACAAAGAGACGACGGAAATCAGAAAGAGTTTTCTCTAATTGGAGAACACTCCTAGGGATATCCCGCAGCTCCGCTAAGTTCCTAAAGAGGGTGTAGTCCCGTCGAAACGGGCTCCAACCTCTCAGCATTGATATCGCATGCTTTTGGCAAAGTGCCTTGGCATAAGTTATCTCTGAGGAACGAAGCGCATTCAAAGTACCATTGGACAACACGCTACCAGTGGGATACTGTTCATCGCGAAGTAAATCATAGCCACCTGACATATTGTTATGTCCGCCACCAATGGCGGAACATGACGGGTCAACTGGACCATTATTTACGTAGATGGTAGTATTCCGAGACTCCGCACGAACAACTCTTGGAGGACTATGAATGAAAGACTTGAACATTTCAAGTTCCCCATTCCTAGAACCTATAAGACGAGTTCGACGCGTAGTATCCTTGAGAACATCAGGCAACGGATCTTGGGACCGAAGTCCCCCGATCTGTGGAGCCTGCTGTACAATGACGTAGGATTGCTTAGGGTCCCAACAAGCTGAGATCAAACCGAAATTCGGATTTTGAGCCCAGGTTCGCCGGTCCCTAGTCAAGGTATGCTTCCGCGGCTGTAAAACAGACGCAGTTTGGCGATACTTTGTC